AATAGACGGTAGGCAATGGTTCATGGATTTAACAAGCTCAACACAGATTATAAAAGATAATTCAACGTCAGAACTGCTCTATCACGGCATTCTGGATTTAAAATTTAAATTTCATTAGGAGGAAACTATGGCTAATCATGGTAAAGACAAAATTTTGATGTTCCGTAAATTAGGGGACAAAACAGCAGCTGCTAAATTAGCGTTGCAAACAGAACATAAATGGAAATACGAACGCAAGAACGATTCAACTGCGACAAAAGATGGTTCAGTTGTTTCAGATAAAGGACTTGAAGTTACACTTTCAATCGAAGCAGTTTCAACTCGAGACGAATTGAATACTATGCTAAAGAATTCTGTCGTGCAAGGTTACAAGCTTGAAGTTTGGGAAATCGACCTTGCTGGTGAAAAACAAGGTGAGAAATATCCAGCACTTTATGCGCAAGGTTCGCTTGGAAGCTGGGAAGTGCCAGATAGTGTTGAAGATTTAGAAACGCTTTCAACTGAAATGACTATCGAAGGGAAACCAGTAGCTGGTTATGCAACACTAACAGCAGACCAAGTTAAAGAAATCAGTTATGCATTCGCTGATACTTCGGCTATCACAGGATAATTTTACAGAGAGGTTGTAAGACCTCTCTTATTTTTTTAAGGAGAAACAAATGAAAGAAATTGAAATTAACGGAAAAAAATATGATTTGCATTTTGGTATTGACTTTATTCGTGAAATGGACAAACGTTACCGCCTTGTCAATGAAAACGGGGTCTCATTTGGTCTAGGACTAACAAATGCAGTTGTTTACATTCAAGATAAAAATCCAGTCATTTTAGCAGACATTATCTTGTCAGCGACTCACACTTTGAAATCAATTCCAAGCGTTGCAGATATTGAAAAATGGCTTGAAGAACAAGAAGATTTAGAAAAAGTGTTTGATGATTTTTTATCAGCATTGAAGAATGCTCCTCTGACGAAATCAAAAGTCAAAGAGATGTTGGAAGAAGTGGGAGCTTAAAGAGTAAAACTACTTTAGCAAATTCATCTAAAGAAGTATATGAAGACATGTTAGCTTCTGCGCTTGGCTTATACGGCGTTAGCTCGATACTTGAAGCTAAGCGCATGACTCTCGAAGAATTCAACGTCAGAAAACGAGGCTACCTCATGAAACGTTTGGAACGTGAGCGTGAAATTCATTTACAAGCGTATTTAAACCGTCTCATAAAAGCAACAGATAAGAGTGGTAAGAAATACCTTTATAAGGATTTCAACGAGTTCTATAACGAAGCTAAAGCTAGAAATGCCGTTCTCGGAAACGGGCATGGTGAGCCAGTTAATAGTGATTTAATCGCAATTGCTAAACGTAGACAGAAATTATTGAGAGAGGAGGAAAACAATGTCGAGTAATACATATACAGTTGAAGCAGTCTTAAAAGCAGATGCTTCTGGCTTTACTGGTTCTATAAACAACGCTAGAAGTGCGTTCGAAAATTTCACAAAAGGTACTGAATCAAAACTTTCTAAAGTTGGTGATAGCTTAGGAAAAATAGGAAGTACTTTAAATAAACGTGTCACAGTTCCTGTCGCAACAGGACTCGGAGCTTCTGTTAAAATTTTTCAAAGTTTTGACGATGCTATGCGTAAGGTTGCTGCAACATCTGGGATTGCTGCAGACTCATCTAGTAAATCTTACGTGGAAATGCGTAAGCAAGCAGAGCAGTTAGGTGCTAGTACACGTTATAGCGCCTCTGAAGTTGCTGAAGGTATGAATTACATGGCAATGGCTGGTTGGAGCGCTGAACAAACCATGGCAGGTATTCCAGCTGTACTAGACTTAGCAGCTGCTTCTGGTGAAAATCTTGGTACAACTTCCGACATCGTAACTGATGCAATGACTGCGTTTGGGATGCAAGCTGAACAGGCGGGCGAATTCGCTGATATTTTAGCGGCAGCAAGTTCAAACGCCAACACTAATGTTTCTATGATGGGTGACACATTCAAGTATGTAGCCCCAGTTGCAGGTTCGTTAGGTTTTAATGCAAAAGACACAGCGATTGCTATTGGATTAATGGCGAACAGTGGTATTAAAGGTTCTCAAGCTGGTACTGCCTTACGTGCTGGTTTGGTTAACTTAGTCCACCCTTCAGAAGCCGCGCAAAAAGCTATGGATTCATTGGGCATTTCTGTAACAGATAGCGAGGGAAACATGAAGAGCTTCCGAACTATCATGGGCGATTTACGTGAAAAAATGGGCGGTCTTTCAGAGACCCAAAAAGCGTCTGCAGCTGCAACCATCTTTGGTAAGGAAGCGATGTCTGGTTGGCTTGCTATTATTAACTCTTCGGACGGAGACTTTAATAAACTTGCAAATGCTATCGACAATTCGCAGGGTGCTACTAAACGAATGGTTGACACCATGGAAGGTGGTATTGGTGGTTCTTTCAGGAATCTGCGATCAGCAATTGAAGGTTTAGGAATTGCGATTGGTGATAGACTTGCTCCATACGTTAAAAAAGGAGCAGAATACATAACACAATTAACAAACAAGCTCACAAATCTCTCACCAGAAATGCAAGATAAAATCATTAAATTCGCTTTGATTGCTGCAGCAATAGGTCCAGCGCTAATTGCACTTAAACAAGTGGTCATGACTATCAAGAATATAATTACTGTTTTTAGGGTTGTTGGAATGTTTTTAACCAATCCTTGGGGGCTTTTGGTTGTGGCAATTGTAGGAGCGGTAGCGGCTTTTGCATATTTCTATACGCATTCAGAGAAATTTCGTGCGTCGTGTGACAAAATATGGCAAAAGGTTCAACAGGTGTTTAGTGCGATTGCTCCATATATTTCTGCCGCTATGCAAGCTGTTGGCGTGGCTATAAACGTTGTTGTTAACGTTATTAAGGCGCTTATTCCAATCATTGCTAACGTTCTCGGAACGCTTATTCCAATTCTTGGAGCTGTATTTAGCGGTGTCGGCACAACATTAGTCGGTGTGTGGAATGGTTTCATAACAGCTATTGTTCCAATTGTTCAAACACTCATCTCGACACTTATTAGTTTGTGGCAAGGACTTTCAACGTCATTTTCTCAAATTTGGGACGGTATCAAACAGGTTTTTCAAGGTGCTTGGGAAATTATCAAAACGATAGTAACAGCGCCTGTGTTGATTATCTGTGATTTGATTACAGGAAACTTTGGAAAACTCGGAACAGATTTACAAAATATCTGGACGAACCTCACAAGCGGTATAAGTTCAGTATTTGGTGGACTTGTAAATATTTTATCTGGCATTTGGAGCTCTATAACGACAGTTGCGACTGCGTCATGGACGATGTTAAAAACATATATAACATCGCTTGTTAGTGGTTTAGTAATTGCTGTAACAGGTCTTTGGAATGGAATAAAGACAACAGTTTCAGGAATAAATAGTGCACTTCATGGTAAGCTAAGCGCTATTTGGAACGGTATTGTATCTTGGTTTTCTGGTCTCTGGTCTGGAATGGTTGAAACTTTTTCAAGTATTTGGACTGGTATTACAGAAGCACCGTCAAACGCAGCTGAATCTATAAAGAATGTATGGAATGGCATCAAAGAGTGGTTTAGCAATCTATGGAATGGCATAAAAGAAACATTCTCGAATGCGTGGCAAACTATCCAATCTGCTGTATTGCCAATTATTCAACCGTTTATTGATATTATGCTTAGCTATTGGAACAATTTAAGCACTGCCTTTTCTCAAATTTGGGATGGTGTGAAACAAGTTTTTCGGGCAGCATGGGAAATCATTAAATCGATTGTCTTGGGTCCTGTTTTGATTATTTGTGATCTAATCACAGGTAATTTTAGTCAAATAGGTGCTGATTTGCAGTTGATTTGGAATAGCATTACAACGGCTGCAAGCACAGCTTGGAATGGTTTGCTGGGCATTTTGACTGGTATCTGGAATGCTATCGTTTCAACAGGAAGTGCGTTATGGCAAGGGCTCTGCACAGCGGTCACTACACTTGTAAGTGGACTTGTTTCTGGAGTTGTTGGTTTGTGGAACGGTCTATATAGTGCAGTTGTGTCAATCGCAAATGCGATTGCAAGCGGAGCAAGTGCAGCATGGTCTGGTTTATGTAACGGGGTTTCTAGCCTTGTAAATGGGCTTGTAGGAACTGTAGTCGGCTTATGGAATGGTTTGCGAAGCTCTGTTGTTAGCATTGCTCAAGGGCTTGTTTCTGGAGCTGTATCAGCTTTTAACGGTTTAGTATCTGGTGTTAGTTCGATTGTCAGCTCTGTCAAAGGAGTTTTAAACAGTCTAGCTAATATCAATCTAGCAGGCGCAGGTCAAGCAATTATGAATGGCTTCTTAGGTGGATTGAAATCGGCATGGGGAGCCGTTCAGAACTTTGTCGGCGGTATTGCAGACTGGATTCGTGCTCACAAAGGACCAATCAGTTATGACCGAGTTCTTTTGAGACCAGCAGGTCGAGCAATTATGCGAGGATTTGATGAAGGGTTAAATTCAATGTTTGGTCAAGTGCAATCAACAGTCCGAGACGTAACTGGAATTTTTGAGGACTTCAGCCCAGTTAATACTATTTCAGTAGGCTTTGAAACAAACACTAAAGCATTATCAGACAATCTCAAATCATTTAGAGAAGACATTGAAAGCAATATTGCTGATTTTAATGCACAAATCGCTGACATGATGACTGATAAATACAGCTATCAATTTGAATATGGTAAGTACTCAAACAACATTGAAGTCACTTACAAGAATCAAGAAGGCGAAAAACTAGAAGTTATCAAAGAAGCTTTAGCTACTGTTCGTAGCGCTGTGTCTCGTGACACTGTTCTTAATATTAACGGGCGAGAATTTGCTCGTGCGACAGGTGACGATACTAGCGCTTATCAAAACAATAAACAACACATCGAAAACTTAGTTTGGGGGATAAAAGATGTCTAATTTTACATTCAAAGGCGTTGATTTATCGCCTTTTTTAGATGTTCTAGAAATTAATCGCACAGTCGGAAATGAGCGAACTTTGACAACCGAAGATTTGATTGAAACAGGGGTTGAACTTCAACAGGTTTCATATGGTGCTAAGACCATAAAAGTTAAAGTCGCTCTAGCTTCTAGAGCTATACCAGCTACGACTTTCGTTGATACAATCGAATATCCAACGACTAGCAACAATAACATTAATACTCTAAGAGAACACGTTGCTATGTTGCTTCGTGCAAAAGAGCCTTACAAGCTTGAACTGCCAGACGAGCCTAACCGCTTTTATATGGCTTTGCCTACAGGGAATATTGAACTTGACGGTATTTCTGATTGGTACGACGAAACAACGATTGAGTTTTTTGTTCCTGATGGGTTAGCGTATACCAACAGCACACGAGAGTTCCAATTTGCTAAGAATTCGGATGGTGTTTGGGAAGCTGAAATTGTAAACGACGGTGGTGAAGATGTCACGGTTGATTATGAAATCAAGCTCAAAAAAGAATCTGGTTTTGTTGGCATCGTAAGCGAGTATGGCGCTATGCAATACGGGAAGATTGATGAACTTGACGGTTACATTGACCAGAAAAACGTCATTTTACATGAAAATAAAAATGGTGATTTTGACGAATGGGTCGATGGCACTATCAATTATGAAAACTCTCAAAAAATTATCAATACTAAAATGGGTGCTGATAAAGCGTATGGCGGGCGCTTGGGAATTCTGCCAGCATTCTCTACCAGCGGAACATCTGGAGCTTATCAGTATGGAGCAATTAAGGAATTAGAACTATCAGAAACAGCTCAAAATTGGTACATTTGGGCACGGGCTTGGTTTGAAACTGGCTTAGACGGTCAAACGGGCGCATGGTGCTTATCTGTAATCGATGAAAACAACCATTTTATCGCAGGTATGGCAATTGAGAAGAACGACACAATTGGAAATACTGCTCAGATTCGATTCTTGGTTGGTGACGGTGCAGGTGGTAGTCGAGTGGTTGATCCAACATTCAGCTTTACACCTTCATGCTGGTTCCCACCTAACCCTTATAGTTCAGAGGGACGTCAAGAAAACAAAGATGCGAATATGTTCGACATTTTAAAAGATAGCGAAACAATCGGCTTTTACTGGTACGGTTCGCGCTTTAATGTAAAAGAACCGAGATTAAAAAATACCAAAGCTAAGAAAGTTCAATTCTTTGTCGGGCAATATGCAGGTAGAAATACAACAGACAGAATAGTGACACTTCACTCGCTGAATTATTTCAGATTTGAAAAACTTCATGTGGATTATTGGAAAGATATTCCGAACCGTTACCGAGCTGGGTCAACAATAAAAATCGATGGTGCTAACGGGCAATTCTTTGTTAACAACCAACGAAAACAAGAAGATGAAATCCTTGGAACTGCTTATTTCAAAGTTCCACCAGGGAAGACGAAAGTTCGATTATTAGTATCCAGCTTCTCGGAAGTCGAAAGTGCAAAAGCAACAATTGAGGAGGCTTATATTTGAGTAAAAATAATGTACGTATTGCGATTCGTGATTCAACAGACAGCCATAATGTGGCGTTTTTTGATAATAAAGCAGGAATCAAATATAAGAGTGCTAATTTGCAACGCTTCTTAGCAGGTTCTGCTAGTATTTTAACACTACAATATAACTCAAAAGACATTGACACAATTCGTACTGGTTGCAAGCTCGCTTTTCGCTATAAAGCTCGTGACTACTGGCTTAACATCATGAAGTTTGAAAAACAAGGCTTTGAAGTCGAAATCACAGCTTGCTCATTGCATTTAGAGTTAAACAATGAAGAACGAGGAGCGCACAAACCAGATAAGGCAATGTCATTCGCTGAATATTTAGCTTATTATGACCCTGAACATTCCGTAACACTCGGCATCAATCAAGTGTCAGATAAGAGAATTAAATTAGAGTGGACGGGTACAGACACGATTCTGGCACGTCTATTTTCGATTGCTAACAGCTTTGACGCAGAGCTTGAATTTGTTACAGAATTAAACGACGACTATTCTTTGAAACGTCATGTATTGAACGTCTATAAGAAAGGTAATCTTGGCTCAAACAAAACAAGCAGTCCAGTTCGTGTTGGTAAAGAGCTTAAGGTTATCAATTACAGCGATAACATTGAGGATTTGCGCACGGCTGTACGCGCAACTGGTAAAGACGGTTTAACTATCGATGGATTAAATAAGAAAATCTATGATGATAATAAACAGCTTCTTTATTATTCAAGTGGCAATACAGTTTATGCGCCACAATCTCGTGACCGTTTCCCGTCCGTCGGTCAAGCTTCAAACGATAACTGGCTTGTTAAAGATTTAGGCGAGACGGAATATGAGACTAAAGAGGGCTTGTGGGGCTACATGTATGGAGAAATCCAAAAAATCTGTTTGCCCAAAATTGAGTATAAAGTGACTGGTGCGATTGATAGTGATGTCGGTGACACACAAACACTCATTGATGACGTGCATTATGAACCGCCACTTTATTTAAAAGCTCGTGTGTCAGAGTTAACAGACGACATATTGCAAGGCAAGGTCATTGATTCAACGTTTATCAATTTTGAGCGACAATACAGTCGAATCGCAGACAGCTTATTAAAACAGGTCGAAGCACTCGCAGAGGACGCAGCGCCTTACATTGTTCGTTTATCAACTGATAATGGCTACAATTTTAAAAACGGTCAAGGTACAAGCACAATCACAGCTAAGCTTGAAAAGTATAGCAAGATTGTTAATGCAAATTGGAAATGGCTTATCAATAACAGCATTGTCAGCGAAACATTAAGTGTTACAATCAACGCTAGTCAAGTTATTGGCACGCTAAACGTTGTGGCTGTTGCAATCGTTGACGGTAACGAGGTAGCTCGTGAATATATCACATTTACTAATAGCGATGACGGTGTTGGTATTAAATCAATCAAGCGCTATTACACGACTAACGACCAAGCCGAGGGCGTAACAGCAGGCGGTCAAAACTGGTCTACCAAGCCAACAACTGTTACGGCGGACAGCAAGTATATGTGGTCGTATGACGTCATCACGTATACGAACGACACAAGTTTAGTCACTGAACCCGCAGTTATTGGCGCTCGTGGTGATGACGGTTTAGACACTGACACAACAGGTATCACAGAAGCGCTTGACAAAGCTAAGCAAGAATTGACTGCTTTATCAGCAAATATCGAGAAAGTGCGAGACGATTCGCTTGCGGCTGTCGAAGAAGCTAAACAACAACTTACTACAGTAGCTAACGACTTAAACACTGCTAAGCAGGACTTGCAAGCACAAGCTAGTCAGTTGACTGCACAAGCTAGCGCACAGTCTGAACTAACCAAGCGTGTCTCATCAGTCGAAGAAACCGCCAACGGCACGAAGACGACTGTCAGCGAGTTAAGCAAAACAGTAGATAGTAATACAAAAAATATCACTAGCGTTACTGCACGAACCAAAACAGTTGAAGATGACTTGACAAGCACGAAGACAACGCTATCGCAAGTTAAGACGACAGCTAATAGCGCCAATCAAAAAACAGCTACTTTAGAAACTGGTTTGAATGGGTTGAGTGCTAGGTTTAGTAGTTTGAGGGTTGGCGGGCATAATTATCTTCGAGGAACAAGCGACCAATATCAAACTTTGACAAGCAATAATTATATTTTAGGTTACACCGGCAATAAAAATATAAGCTTTCTGGACTTGTTGGAACCTTTGAAAGGTGAAACGGTCACAATCAGAAGCTACATTAAAAATGACACAGATTTCCCGGTACGAATTCAAATATGGTTCACGGGCGGAGGAATTAACGGAAACCCAGTCCCAGCTCACGAAGAAGGCTACTCAGTCGCAACTGGCAAAATATTGGAAAACTTCGCGTCATGTAATGTCGCTTTTGTGCAGGTCGGTGACGGTACGAAGAATGGTGGAACTATTCAACACAAGGAAGACAAACTCGAAAAAGGCAATATCGCAACCGATTACAGTCCA